CACGAACCCACGCTTCTGTAAAACGAAAGCGTGTCCGATCGCGTATCGCATAGGAGTTTCCCCCCACCGATAAACCATCAGCAAACCCGAAAGGGTCATCACTTGTCAGACCTGCCGCTTGTAAACGGCAGAGTAACACGCCCCTATGGTCTCCACTTTCCGGGATGGATTGTGGACCGTAAATGCGAACGTGTGATCCCTCCCAACCGAAGTCGGAAGGTCGCCCTATTATAGGCGTCAAAGCGGCATCGCATGAGGGATTGCTTTCATCCACCATGAACCCAACGTCACCCAGTTGTTTAGGTACTCCAACGCGGAAACGCTGAGGCACCGACATAACAAGGAGTCGATGGTAATCACGCATTGCGCTACGGCGGACATCACTAAAATCGTGACGGTTAGCCATGTGCAGTACGCGATTAGCTGCTTTGAATACTTCTGGTACAGAGGTGATCTCATCTTTGATATAGATGGGCTGACAATCAACTCCATCGAAGTAGTGAACCCCGCACGATTCCCGGAAGGGTCCCGTGCTAAACGACTTCTTCTCGTTAAGAGTGAAGCCGAGGAATTTACTAACACGATGGAATAACGCGACAGCTTCTGTAGGAAGGATTACATCGTCGCCGTAGACACGAACACAGGGGTCGACACCAACTACCTCGCAGGAGGCAGCGGCAAGACCCCAAAATATCAGTGTTTCAAGCTCAAATGTGAACCCGTTTCCCATGGAGGAAAACTTCTCCCACCGAAACTGCTCACCGTTCAGAGTACCGTGTCGCGAGCGACAGATATCTAGAACTTCAAACCATACCTGATTCTGGATCAGAAGTTTCACTACCTCGCGAGAGATAGTGTCGCTTGCTGCTTTGAAATCAAGAGTGGCCAGAAGTCCGGTGATAGACCCCAGTCTCGCTGCGCTTTGGTTATCGCGCTGCGACTTGAGGTTAATGCCGGTTCCGCTCCAAATGCGCGATCGCATCATTTTTCCTAGTGACAGTTGGAACCAGATGTTTAGGTCCGGCTCAATGGCTATGGATCGATGTGTCTTCGCGTTCTTCGGAACGAAGGTAACCTTGTTACCGCTGACGATAGACAGACGAGTATCTGCTTCGAACCACAGCGGGTAGGCCTCTGTAAGGAGACCTCTCACAAGTTCATGAAGTGGATACGTAATTTCGACTGAACGTCGAAATTTCTCTTCGGCACTCGTATCTCGTTTTACGGAGGTACTCGCACCGGGGCCCCATGCCCCCTTGTCAAACCACTCGTTCGGATCGAATTCTCCTAAGACCTTAGCGATTTTATGCGCGGCTGTTGAAATAACAGACGCACACTCTCCCTGGAATTCAGGTTGAGCGCCAAGGTTTCGGAGCCGACGATTCGTTTCAAGACAACTCGCCTCAGCGGCTCGAAAGGACTCGATAGCGACCTGTTCTTGGTCAACATCAAGGCTTAAGAACTTAGCTTTGGAGAGCAAATTACCGAGGAGGTAATCGTCCCGAAATTTACACGGACATTGATAGTTCGTGGGCTTCGACTCCAGGTCTAGGATCTGGCCATGTTCATTGTTTTCGAACATAAGCCAGACCGCTAGTGATCTGGGAGTGTCAACAGCCTCGAGAAGCTTGTGAAGAGAGCGAACCGAGATATCGGTCCGCACACCAGACTCAGAGTAACTGCGAGTCTGTCCGCTCTTACCAGAGCGAAATTGTCTTTTCCGCATAGTTTCTTTCCGAGCTTAGCTCTAGAAGAACACTTCAATCGCTGGATGCCCTCAGGGCAGGCAAACCTCGGGAGAGGCCGCCAAAGGTGATTTAATACACCGATTCCAGGTTCTGTACGCAGACGTCAATGACGCCACCTGCGACCAGGGCGTTACGAAGTAGGGTCACGAGATCCTTGCGGTTCTGCGCCGTTCCACGTTCCGGATTGACAAACTCCACATTCACAAAGCTATCATACGCTTTTGATGGCGCGGGCTGAATGCCTGTGGCAGTCGATGGGGACGTCACTTCCAGGGTAGGAAGCAACAGTCGGACAGTGTGCTTGTAATTACGACTCCCTTTGGTAGGGCGCCGCATTCCAATACTCAGCCCATCATAGCCAACTGCAATACCGGTTGCCCGGTTTTCGTAGGAGGCCACTTGGTTGGAATCGATACCAACCGGGGCAAACACACGGGTTGTAGGGGTCGGTTGACCGTCCACAAGAGAGATACTGGCGATAGCCGGCATTCTATCATCTTTCTAAGAAGGAATGAACACATAGGGCAGACAGGATTATCTGCCCCACGTTTGACGCAGCAAGGACGCTGCAGTCGCGACGTGAGACACCGAACGAGGGTCTTTCAACACGGGTAAGTACGAGATTGGCCAGCTTGCAAAGGCTGTCCTCTCACATACTATAAAGTCACGATAAGCTTGTGACCGACCTGTATCTACTGAGCCCCCGTTAAGGAATACGTCTTTCGTAACATACGCGGCCTCAAG